ACCAATATTGATTTACAATTTTTGCCATATGAAAATAAGAAGAAGCAATCTGACGTTTTTTAAGAATAGCTACGTGTTTATAATTTATTTCAGCCATAATTTCATAAAGAGCCATATGATATTGAGCATCTCTTATTTTAGCAAAACCATACTTCTTTTCTTCTTTATCAAAGATAGGTAAGAAGTTTAACCACATGTAGTAGTCTCTAGTTATATACCAAGTATCTTTTTTGCCATGATATATTACACCTTCTCTACATTTATTTTTTTGATCATTCCAATACTGAATAAAATCTTTTGATCTAAAAGGTTTATCACAATAGACTCCATCAGTATTAAATTTAACTGCTTGATCATTAAATAATAATGCAGTTTCATCAAATGCGTATTCACCAGGTTCTTTAAAAATAGAATCAATAAAAGATCTAAAGTCCTCTATTGATTCAAATTCAGTTTCACACCATTCACCATCCTTATATGTTGGTATTACTTTATACATCTATTACTTTAGCAACAATATCTTGCTGATTAAACAATAAGCATTCATGACCTTCTGATTCAATACTCATTGGAGTACCAAATTCACTGATCCTAACATTGTCTCCTTCTTTCATTGTTTTAACATCTTCACCTACTGACATAACTGTTCCTGTCATAGGTTCTTCTTGTACAGATTCTGGAATAAATATTCCTGAGTCACCATACGTTTGTTTTTTTTCATGTAACTTGATTAATACCTTGTTACCTAGTGGAATGATTTTTTGCATTTTTTTAGTTTTTAAATTATTACATTTGATCATAAGCCAGTCCTTGTCCTCCACGAACTTGACTTTTTTGTTCATCTTTCATATCATTATAAGCACCTTTAAATGATTGTCTAATCTGATCAAACTTTGCTGCGGTGTTTACTAATGATGTTAAATTACCATCTCTACCATGTTCAATAGATGTGGTTTCCATATATCTTGCAAGTCTATCTAACATAGACTTAATACCTTTATAAGCTCTAAATGTAGGAGTTTGATATAAATCCTCACATCTAGTAACGGCATTTCTGATTGTTTCATCTTCTGGAGATTCTTCTAATCCAATTTCTTCTATTATAACTTCTTCTTTTTCATGTTCAGGCATATTAAAAAAAGGATTCATATCTGGATCAGGACAAGTCATATAAAATACATACAAATAAACTCCCATATATGTTTCTGGGTATTTATCCATTATATTTTTTAAACTTTTAATTGAGTAACAATGTTCTGATGGTATTATTTTACCATTTTGTACATCAAATAGTTTTACTAGCATAATGGATTATCTTTTATCCACATTATTAGACTTCTAACTTCATCTTTAAGATATGGAAGGTTATACATTTTTATTTCTTTTATGATTGGATCTCCATTAGAATCATATTTGTTTATAGGGTATCCATATTCATCATCTTTTTCTTTTTCAAAAGTTACATGTTGTATAGTAAGCTTTCCTGGTTTTAATTTTGGATTATGTTTAAGTATAATATACATGTATATACTTAATTGTAAATTATAATGATTTAAATTACAATCATCTAGATTATTAACAGGCTTAAACATTTTAGATGTTATACCTTCCCAGTTTGTAAAACCTTTTTCTTTAATCTCTTTATTAGTTTTATAATCTGTAATGTTTACTTTTCCGTTAACTACTTCTACAAGATCTGCTTGACCACAAATACAAGCTGATTTTAAAAATGCAAAATGTTCTGGGTAAACACCAGGTTCTAATTTTTGCACAGGAGCCATTTTAATGCCGCTAGAATCAACTAATGGTTTTATTATAGGTATTTCTACCCCTTCACGTTCTATTGTCTTAAAATCAAGCATATCAGATTCTCTCTGATTGTGATACCAGTTGCCTAATTTAATTGCTCTATCTGTTTCTTTATCCCAAATTGCAATAACTTCTTTAGGTTTAAGCCCGTACCATTTTGAACGTTTATTTTTACAAGATTTTTTTGCAACGGCATCTTTATCAAATTTAGGTTTAAACTTTGAAATAAAGGATGTAACACTTGTCCAGTTTATATTATCCTTTTCTAAGTTTTCATCTAAACTTTGATATACATGACCATCTTCTTTAAATATTACCGGCATCTTTTTTATTTTTACGTTTAGACTGGTTTTCAGTCAATTGATTTTCTTCAGCTTCAGACATTAATGAACCCCAATGTCCTAAAGGACAAGAACTTGATAAAGATCTAACTTTAAATGCTAAACTGCAACCACAACTTGCGCAACAAGGTTGTGTTCCAGGCATTGCACAATTGAGTCCTTTTACATCAAACATTGCACATTGTGTGCATTTGCCATATCTGTCATTTGCAATTTCTTCAACATACTCATCTTTCCATATGCTATTTTTAACACCTTCATATACTTTGTCTAGATGTTTTACTGCATTTAAAAGTTTATTTATTTTCATCTTTCCATTTTTTCTTGTTAGTTAATTCTTGTTCAATACGTACAAGAGCTTTTTCCATTTTAATTAACTTCTCTTTTACAGGTAAATGTTTACCATATCCTGTGTACGTTGTTTTTTCCATGTTTCCCAACATGTCTTTATGCCTTTTAATAGATCTTTCAATTCTATTTTTTCTTATAATGAAAGTACCGAGATTTGGTAAAAGAATTCTTGTGTGATCTAGTTCTTCTAGATGTTTTCTTATCTCACTATAGAAAAATCTTACAAACTCTTCTACCAAATTCTCATGCACTTCACATTCTTTTGCTATTTCAGAATAGAATATTTTATATGTTTTTGGTTTTATATTATTCTTCAACACTAAGAATTTTATAGTCTAATAAAATACTCCCATCCACTTGTAGCTGTATATCAGGAGATAAAAGAATTTTTTTATCAACCTTTTCAATCAATCCTTTAGATTTTGCTTTTTGAATTGCATTTCTACATGATTGAGGGCTTTTAAAAATTTGTTTTTCAGATATTGCTTTACAAAATTTATTTAATTCTGTATCTTTAAGTTTAGCTAATTCACTTAAACAATCTAAATCTGCTTTACTTATTTGAATATCATTTAAAAAACAATATGTAACTATTTGATACTTTATTATAGCATCTTTAGTTACTTTAACTCTTTTATCAACCTTATTTACGATAGCCATGTTTTAACAATATCATTGCTGTTAACTAAAGTATATGTAAAATTATTACTCCAAGTGTCTCTAGCTTTTCTCATAATCTTCATGAACTTTGTCCAATCATCATTACTAGCAATAACTTGACAACCTGCAGACCATTTATCTACTTGTGTTGACTTTTTACCAGCATATTTAGTAGCTCTATGAATATTAATACCAAATAATCCTGTATCTAAGTTTTCTGAATTAAAGTTATAGATGTCATCTCTATTGTTATCTCTATAAACTGTTACAGGATTTTGTTGTCCTAATGCTTCATATCTACCTTGGTGTTTTCTAATTTTATGTGATTTAGGATATTGTCCTTCTTTCAATACTGCAGTACCTTTTGATTTAATAATTGGAGCATCCATATAATGTGATCCAGGATCTGTAGTACAATCAAATTCATGATATACCCATTCTCCATCAACTTTATATGATACAGTCATTGTATCATCAAATCTATTAGTTACTTTACCAGCAGTTTCAGAATTTCTAATTCCTACAATATTTACATTGTAGTCTCCGTTTTCAAACCACTTATAGCCTTTGCTTTCTAACGTTCTTTTAATTTGTTCTCTACTATACTTCATCTTGTACTCTTTTTAAAGTCCTTCTGGCTGGAACTTCATCAGGAGTTGAGTTAGTATCTTCACTAGATGGAGGTGGTGCAGCAGCTTGTGCTAAAAACATTTGAGCTTGAACTCTTTCAGCTCTAGCCTTTTCAATGTCTCTTAACATACCTTCATACTCTAATTGAACTTTTAGATGCTCAATATTTTCTTTGTAAAACGCTGTAATTTCTTCACGTTTTGCTACCATTTCTTCTTCTGATAGCTCTTGTTGCATTTTTTCTGCCATTTTAAATTGATTTATGATTAATATATTACAAATATACAAAAAAATAAACAAAAAAGGTTTACTTTCTTATATTTTTTTTAAAATTAAATGAAATAAGTTTAATTGTTATCTAGTGATACCCGTTTAATAGATCAAGTAGTTCTTCTATTGCATCATGCCTATGTGAATCTTCTAATACAGTTTTATAAACGTGTTCAGAATTTACTAGTTTTGACATATCATGATATGCTGAATAGTTTTTATCTTTTAAATCTATTTGATATGAGTCACCACAAAAGATCATTTTAGAATCTTTACCTAGTCTTCCAATAGCCATTGCTAATTGACTTCTAGTTAAGTTTTGGAACTCATCTACTATTACAATAGAATTATCAAATGTACGGCCTCTAAAATGAGCTAGAGAGCATAATTCTATCTTCTCTTCTTTCTCCATTTTCTCAAGTATTAAAGGTTTGTTATATACCTTACGCATATTTGATCTAATAGGTACTAGCCAAGGTTCCATTTTTTCACGTTCAGATCCAGGCAAAAAACCGTTGTCTTCTGTTGATACTGTGGGTCTAGTTATTATGATTTTATTGTATTGTCTTTTAAAAAACTGATCTAAAGCAACTTGAACAGCAAGAAGTGTTTTTCCACTACCTGCTCTTCCTACAATAAAGTTATAAGGTTTTTTTAATATTTCAGTTTTTGCTTTTTTTTGTTCTTCAGATAGACTTATTGAAAATCTTATTGCCCCACGTGGTGGAGTTTTACTTTTGTTTGCTGTTGGCATAACAAATTATTTAGTTACTATTTGTTTTTTATAAATTTATCTCTAAGTGCTATGCATTTATCAAAATCATCTCTTTCTGCAAAGTAGTCAATTAAATTTAAAATATCTTCTTTATCAGGATCATCAGATGATGTTATATCATGCATAAATGTAAGAGCTCCTGTTGGTTCCTCCTCTTCTAGGAACTTTTGATATGTAGTATTCCCTACAAGAAGGCGGTATGAGTTTAGAAACGCATGATGTATAAATGCTTCTTCATGTTTTATTTGTTCTGTTTCGCTCATGTTATTGAATTCTTCCCAATTTATGTTATCTATACTCATGTGTTATGTTTTTGGTTGCAAAGTTATAAATAAAAATATAAAACTTGCAAGTGATTAATTAATTATTTTATTCTTGGTACTGTTGTTGTTCTTAAATTTGGATTAAATATTTTTGGATTTGTAAAGTTCATTGGGTTATCAAATGATATATTATTCTCTGGATTTATAAAACTAGTTCCAATGTATCCTGGTACTGTTCCAATATGTTTATATTTATCAAATGATGTTCCAAAATCAATTGCTTCTTTTCCAATACGTGTATTAGCACCACTAAACATATCACCCGTTAGACTATATGAACGTCCAGTATAAGGGCTAGTTCCTAAATTGATAGGACCTTTTTGATTTAAATAATTACGTATCTGTCCAGGATTTGTTTTATCAAATGCTCTAAGCTGATTCATTTGAGGCTTAAACTGATTTAAAGTATTAAAATCCATATAATTACCCCTTAATGTATTATAATTACCTCTAAGACCTTTATTAAATTTCATACCTTGAGTTAAGAAGTTTGCATTTCTTCCCATACCCTGCAATCCTTTAAAAGCCATACTTCCAGCTCTACCAACAGGTAAAACAGAAATAGCATCTAGACCAACCATACCGGCATTTGCCAAATTTGGATTTTCATAAAGTCTTTTACCAGGCATGTAATATTGAGCTTCTCCCATATTTCTATCTAACCAAGTACTTTCATTTGGATCACCTTCATTAAACATATTATACACACCTCTTGGTATAGAACCAGCACCTTGAACTAATAGAGGTCTTGCTATATCTCCAGCCCAATCTAGTGTATTAAATAAAAAACCTGATAATGGTGGAGCACCAACAGGAGCATTAGCCCAGTTACCAAGATCATTCCACGGTTTACTTATATTTTTTTCATACCAACTTAATGGTTGATTTGATCTTTCATTTATTGTAGGAACTGTTTGTCCCCACAAATTTGCTTCTGCTGCATTAAGTCTATCTCCTTTAGCATTAAGTAATGCCATTCTTCTATCTTTAAGATATTCAGGTATAGCTGCATTACTATAGTTTAGTATGCTTTCTTCATTATTATTTGGATTATTAAAAGTAAGAGTTGCACTACCAATACCAGATTCTTTAATTTGATTATTCATACCAGCATGTATGTTTTCAAACATAGCATTACGGTTGTCTCCAGTTTGTCCAGGTTTATACTCTAAAAATTCATTATATGCTTTCTCATCAAAAATAGGATTACCAAAAGCATCAGTACCAGTTGTAAAATAACTTTTACCGTAAGTAGTTTTAAAATTTTCTAATTGTTCTGCATTATGAGTTTTTAACCATTCTTGTGCTTTTTTGGGTCCTAAGTTAAATGCTTTTGAAGCTAAATATCCATCAACAGCAGCTTGATTTACATTAGGTCCTGCTTCAAAAGTATTTGGGTTTCCAATTTCAAAATTATAATTATATGGTGTATCTACATAAGTATTGTCAACGTCTTGTTTTATGTTATTATCTAATATATATTGATTATAATCAAAATCATCATTGTTATTTTGCAACATAAATGAAGTATTTTCATCAGATAATGGATCATATACAATTTCTTTATCTTTTCCTTGGTGTGTACGGAATTGATTATATAATCCAGCCTGTCTAGTAGGACTTAATAAGTCTAAATAAGTGTCTGGATTATTTTTCTTTATATCTCTTAATATTCTTGATTTTTCTTTATCATCTTTATAATAATCTACCATAAAGTTATAATAATCTTCAGCTGATGCATTAGTTAAATCAGGATTATTTATAAAAAAGTCCATGTTCAACTCTTGATCCATTTCATTTGATATATCCATGATTTGATCAGCTGTTCTCCACTGAAAAATATCATCATCACCTTCTTCAACACCATACCTATTATTATTCCATATAAAGTTAGGCATTCCATCAGTACCTGCTGGCATAGCTAAATTACTAAACCTTCCAGGATTTTTAGTAAGAGCTTCATTTTTATTCATATTAAATGCAAGTTCGGTTGCATCCCTAGACATAGAAAAGGCATCTCCATATGATAAATTTTCAAACTGAGGATATAATGCTTTATATGCATTTATTACTGATTCATTACCACTAGCTAATGCGTTTTGATATTGAGCCCATGCTTGCAATTCATTATAACGTGATTGTCCACCAGCAGGCTCATAGTAAGTATCAATTCTGTTTTGATGGATCATACGCCTCATTTGATCCATTAAAGGATCATATGGTTCTGTATTTAAAAGACTAAAATTACTAAAACCATTTTGAGCTTTTGGTAGATTACCTCCATTATTAAAATAAGCTAAATCTTTTGCTTTCATTTTTTTATTTTTATTTGTTTCACCCCCTGCTTTCCATCCTCCAAATGAATTTTGACCTACCATTGTATTGTCTGCTGGGATTACAAGTTGTTCTTGCTTAAATTGATTCATTCTTTCTACATTAGCTGCTTCTTCTGCTATTCTTTTTTGTTCACTAATTATCCAAGGTTGTAAATAAGTGTTTAAATAAGCATCATTTCTAGCTAATTCTGTTCCTCCTTTTTCATCTTTTCTAATATAATGTTCTAATGCTTTATCAAAATTATTTGTCATAATTGCATCAGCAAAATTTGGATATTTACTTAATCTACCAAGATTATAAGTAAAATCAGCTAGCATAAACTTTTCTCTAGCATCTAATTTATCATATTCTCCCTCTCCATAGTTAGCATCAATAAATATTTTAGTTTTTCTTAGAGCATTATCAATATCTTTTTTTCTACCTTCTTCTGCCTCTTCTAAAGACATTCCATCTTTATATTTTTCATAAACATCTGCTCCTTTCATTCCAAAACCAACTGTAGCTTCAGTTTCTAATGTACCATCAGAGTTTTTAAAGTAGTATGGATAAAACTTATTATCTTCAAACATCATATAATATGTTTTACCATCAGGTTTTAGCACAGAAGAAGGAGTATTCTTTATATAATCCCAACTAGCTTCTTGTTCTTGAAGCCAGTTTTCAAACATATCATATTCTTGATCATATGTACTTGTTTCTTTTCCTATTTGTGCTTTTTCCATATCATATGATTGTCCTCCGTATTTATATACTTCAGCTCCTTTTTTATAATTAGCATGTTTAGTATCTAACGCATATGTTGAGGTTTGACCACCATATTCTTTAAATAATGGGAATGTTCTACGTTGTAAATCAAATATATTACCTGTATAATTTTCTAAATTAAAAGTATTACCAGTATTTCTTAATTGAAGATTATTTGGTAAAGTATTATAATAATTTAATGTACCTAGTTGACCTTTGTTATATGGTTTTGTAGGATCCCATCCTTGTATTGTACCTATAGTTTGATTATTTGGTAATACAATTTGATTAAATCCTCTATCCTGTAAGAAAGAAAAAGCTTCATTATTTAATCTTGAATAAGGATCAAATCCTATTCTTGACATTTGAATCAAACGATTCATGTTTAAACCATCATTTTCCATAAGCCTTCTGGCAACTGGAAGATCCATTTCTGCATACTCTAAGGCTTGCATTAAGTTTTGTTCTTGTCTTTCTAATTCTAAAAATTCATCAGCATATTCATCTAATCCATATATTTCATTTTTTTTATTTCTAAGGTTTGCTAACTGAGTTTCTAAATCATTTATTTTATTATAATATTTATCTATTCTATATTTGCTTCCACTTAAATAAGTAGATAAATCCGAAACACTTTTATTTTTTAGATCAGTAAACATAGGATCTACATTAATGTCAGTCTGAAGTTCTTTTAGATTATATCTATTAGGAAATCTTTGATCTACAAAACCTCTCATCCATCCATGAGCTCCTGGATCAAGTAAATGTAATCCATCATGATGACTGTCTAAAAATGGTTTATTTAATCCAGTCATTCCTATAGAGAAATTTGTTGGTAAAATTTGATTACCTGTAAATTGCATATAAGGACTACGAACATTACCTTGATTTATATAACTAAAATGTGATGGTAAAAGTTCTGGATACATATAATAATTAAAATCAGCTTGAGTACTATTTGGATTTAAATCAGTCCATCCAGTTCTACGACCTATGATACCGTCAATATCTCGTACATCATAGTTATCTGTTATATTTGTAAATTTAAACTGTGCTGCTTGATTATTTGCAAGACTTTCAAGACTGTTAAGATCTATAAAATTTCCTTGTACTATACTAGGATTAGTTTTTATAATACTTTTTAAATAATCTGCCTCACCGCTAGTATAATTTCTTTGTAATAACTTATCAAGCTTTTTAGTATTTAATAAATTTCCATCAGTAGTCATTTTTTTTCTGACTTTAGGAGAAAATTTAAATCTACCTGTCTGAGCTTTAGGTAATTCACCACCTTCTTTTTTGTCTCCAAACATTAAACCAACATCAGGTCTTAGATTTCCTTTTTCATCATATTTTATTTCTTTAGGAACTATAATAGGAGCATATCTATTTTTTTCTATATCTCTATAGAAATCCATTACATTATTAAACTTTGTAGTTTGTGTTACGTCTGGAAAGAGTGTAGGATGTAAATTTAATTTTAATTGATTAAATTCTAGTGGTTTAAAAGTTGAAAAGTCTAAATCAGGGGTTATTTGAGGTAAACCAACAGGGTCAATTATTCTATAATCAAGTATAGTACCACCAAAACCTGGTTTAACCATAATATTACCACCATGCAAATCTAAATGGAATAATCCTTCTTTATTTATGTCTAGTAAAAGATTATCTATAGATCTTTCTGTATCAAAAAGACTTCTAACATTTTCATTACCTGCTGTATCAAAATACTGATGTAATGTTACATAACCATCATTATTTAAATTAGGCATGTCATAAGAGATCAATCGTCCTTCAGGATCATACATAGCATTACTAGCTGTAATAAATTTGTCTGACATTTGACCAGCATTTTGTAGCCAATCATACTCACCTTGCATACTAGCAAAAGAATAATCACCAATAACTGGATGCGTTCTTTCAGTAGCAATTTTTCTATACATATCTGTGCTTATAGGAACAGGAGTAGGTTTAGGTTTAGGAGCAGGTTTTGATTTACCTAATAAGAAATTCCATAACTGACCTCCCCATTGTTTCTTTACTGGACCAAAAGGAAATAATCTACTAGTACCTGGATCTCTAAGGCTTAGTCCAAATGGTGTAGGAGGAAGATTATAAGAAAAACCAAAATTTGGTTTTGCTTGTGTTATAAAATTATCTGGATTCCAATGTCTTATTTCTAATGCCCTCGGATCTGCAGGGACATTTCTTGCATAATCAAAGTCTACGTTAAACGGTGTTCCGTCAGCATTTACAAATCTGCCTGGATAAAAGAAGTTATCCGAATCCATAGGATTACGCCAGTTAAAGTTTTTTCTAAACGCTACTCTTTTATCTGGTTTTATATCAGTAAAGCCTTCATATTCTCTCCATATACCAGTTTCTCCTGGCATGCTTCCGTCTATTCTTCTCTTATAATCCATTTCATAAGGAAACTTCATAAACGTTCCTTGAAACGGAGTATTGAGGTTAAATGTCTCTGCTAAAAGAGGGGCAACTTTATCATTTACGTCTTTTACATTTTTTCCACGCTCTGGCGTACTTATCCCACTCCAATTTTTTCTTATTGTATTACCCCCCTGCATACCAGCAAATCCGTAATCTCCTGATAATATTGTTGACAATGCATCTGTTCTACCTAATAAGAAATTATGCTGATTGTCCATTTCAGCTCTTCCTCTATATCTATCTAAGTTAGTAATTGGATCAACTCCTGAACCCATCGTACCTGCATTTACTACATAATCAGCCACAGGAGTTCTTATATCCATGTATTCATATCCAGGTATAGTCTCTATATTAAACCTTGTAGTACCAGGAGGCGCTCCTTTAGTTTTATTCCAAGATTGTGCTAAAGTCATATATCCAGGTTGAAGTTCTCTGCTAAACGATGATGGTCCCATTAGTGGAACTGCGTTAGCATAAAAACCATGTCTTCCGTATGATCTTAAATTCTTTTCAAATTCACCAGTATAGTTATCTCTAATGTTAGGTAATAAATCAAATTCACCATAAGATGCTTCTACATTACCTACATATGGATTTCTTGCGTTATAAATAGGAATCTTAGGATCAGCAAATATTTCATTCATTATAGGCGATGTCTTACCTTTTCCTAGAACCTCCATATAAAAATTAGGACTAGCCTGTTTAAAATCTACAGCCAAGTTAGCTGCATCTATTGCAAAGTTCTTATCAAGATTAAACTGATCATAGTTTTGAATAAGATTATTAAATAAAGGATTTGAAGGTTGTAGATTGGCTATATTTAATTTTGCTAGTGCTGACTTTTCATAGTCTGTAAGATTAGCAAAATCACTTACACCCATACCTAATTCATTTATTCCAGTAAAACCTGCTGTGTTAGTACCCAATCCTCTAATGTCTACATTAGGATATAAATTCCTATACTGTTGAATTATGTTAGGTCTCCATTTAGATGGTGTATATTTTACGGGAGCATACTTACCAATTCCCGTTAGACCCCATTGTGCTTTAGGTAAAAGTTTTTTTCCTTTATTTTTTAATTTTCTGGACATATTAAATATGGTATACTATAATATACAAAAATAAAAAAAATAATCCTAGTAAACCCCCTTACACTTTATGGCACATCCAGTAATTACAAAAATTGTGTGCATGGCATTTTAGTTGGGTCCTACACTGCGGCTCCCCAACTTTGTTCTGAACCTGTTGTACCCCCGTAACAGAATGGGGGAGACAGGAGTTATTAACTGTCAAAAAAATTAAACAAATGGCAAAAATTATCAAAATCCAAAAAGAGCTACACTTCAAATCAGTAGCTAAATCTAAGAAAGCAGTCATCTTCTGTGAAAATCCTTGCACAAAAGCTGACGTGGACAGAGTTACTAAATTACGTGACAACCGTGGTAACAATACCGGTGACACTGTAATGCAGTTTGGGAAGATCAAAGCCAGAGGCTATTCTCTTCTACCAAACTTCGGTCACAACTACTTTGTACCAATGGATGTTACAAAGGCCAAGCCTAAAGACTTGCCTAAAGTTGGTGACACCTTTACACTAGACGTCCTTGTTGAAGAACAAGAAGACGGGTCTTTAACGCCAGCTAAACCAGTAATCAACCGTAAGACAGGCAAGCCTGTTACTAACTGTTACTGGGCTGGACTACCTACTGCGTAGGTTCCAGAGAAAACACTGACTTGAGTTGGTGTTTCTTCTAGGACGAATCACTATCATGTATACTTACTTGTAAAATTTGTGCTATTTGTCCTGCAATTCCAACAAAACCTAACAAATCTCAAGAAAAGTTAGGAAAAAAACATTTTATGTGTGTAAAAGTGTGAGGATGAGGTCTCATTTCCCATTATTCTCCACTTTTTACCACATGATTGTTTTCATAACACATATTAATAATATAGCTATCATGAGAGTAGTAGTAGCACAAACTGTCTACTATTACTCTTATGGTACTATAATAGACTATATGTCTCTTCTCTCTCTATAGGATGAGCATATATATAACCGCAATATTGAAAAAAATATACACAAACCAAAGGGTATGCACATAAGGAATTATGTGAAGTATAATCTACAGGATTGAAAAAATGTAAGTCCCTAGAATGTCACTAAGGCAAGCATGCAACACTAAATGCGAATGACTACTTGTTAGGTGTATATATATATAAATCTTAGAGAATAGAGGTGTACACACTGCCTAGACGTAGGAGGAAGGAAAGTGTCATAATATATCAACCTCTATTTTCTTTTAGCATAAGGCTAGTCACCTTTAGGCACATGCAGTAGTGCTGACTTATTTCTAACAACAGGACTCTAATCTGGCTGCACTTTGTGAGATAGGGCGATCTAATGACTAAAGGATTGTTGTATCTCTGTATAATACACTATGCAAGCAAAGTAAAAGGAATTATTTATGTATTAACAAAAAAAGGAGAAAGACAGTATACTAGTTACTCTGAGAGCTGTCAGTATAGTGAGAAGGTGTATCTTCTCTCTATATAGAATAGTACTAGTAACCCAAATTACACACAAAAAATGGAAAAATACAGAGGAACATTAAAACACATAGATCACCATGAGACACTAAATGTTATTGGTGAAGTACCAGAAGATGGCACATATAACTTTACACATCCAGATAATACTACTAAATTTGAAGACTTAACTTGGATTAAAGATTATATTTACAGAGGTGTAGACAATACACTTATAAGCGCAATGGTTAGATCATACGTAGTTTTTGACAATGGTTTTCATGCATCTATTATTAATGGTAATAATGCATTTGCTGGACCAGGTAAATATGAATGTGCTATCCTTAATAAAGATGGTGATATGGTAGATGATGAAGGAATAAGTAATGAATGGACAGATCCATATTGTCATTTATCAGTTGAAGAACTAGAAAAATTACTCGTAAAAATATCAAAACTTAAAAAAGAAACTATATGACACCAATATCAAAAAGATCATACGCAATACTTATAGGTATAGTAATAGTTATAGGTATGTGCATAAACTTAACGTGCAATGGATAGATTAATGCATTTTATACACAGATATAGAAAATATATTGGTTGGATTATACCAGTAATATACTTATTATTTATACTTGTCATAGTATGTATGGCAATTGTTTAACTAGAATAGATTATTAATAAAATGAAAAAAAATGAAAGAAGATTATCAAGAAAGCAAAAGAGGAGTGTTAAACGTAAGTTGGATTTGGAAGAAAATATTCAACCATATAAAACCAAGATTCACAAATCAGACAAGAATTACAGAAGAAAACCCAAACATGGATCATGGGATGAGGAAGACATGTAATATTGTAAGAGGTAGAAATATATTTAAAGGTAATACGTTAAATATATGGTCACATAGTAATGATATTACTATAGCAAACAGTTACTACATGAATAGTGTTGTACAGAGGTACAATAAAAATTCTGATACAACCAAAATACAATATCATATCTTCTCTAAAAGAGGTAATTGGATGACAGATCTTATTAAAAGATATTGTGCACATGTAAAACCTAATTCATTTTTACCTACTCATAATGGTATATACATGACTATACCACGCAACTTATTTAAAGAAAACAATGATAAAGCTGTTACTCTTAAAAGTGTTGAGATGAGATTGACTGAATGGGGAGATGTCAATACTACTATTGAAATAGAATGTAATGACAAAGGTATATACTTTAAAAACAATTGGGAAAATATAGACACATTAAAAAGAATGTCTAAGATTGTCTCTTTTATATTGAATAATATTAAAGAAAACCCAAGTGCAGTGTTAAACAAAACATTGAAACCATGTGATGAAAGACATGCGTGGTTAATTGACTTAACTTTAAATGATTTGAAATTATGACATTAGATAACCAAGAGGATTTTAAGTTTATAGACGGGCCAGAAGTGCCACCAGCTATAAAACCTATGACTGAGTTACATGATAAACTAGTCAAAGGATACAATGACAGAAGAGAACTAAAACTACCAAGACTTATACAATCTCTAGAGAAAAGATTATCTAGACAAGTAGAAGAACTAGTAGAATTAGAAAACATCATTCAATCTAGCAATGGTAAGTTAGCATCAGTATTAGCTGTATTTCGTGAGATAATGAACGCTGATAATACATCTGATGAGACAAAAGAAATTATTATTGATAGGTTACAAGACGTTGCAGTATAATGGAGTTGCATAACAAAGTAGTTAGCAAACTAATATGTGATCAGGTATTGAATAGTGACATGCCTGATCACATTAAAACTCATGTAGCTGAAATGATGATTAGACATGGTGAATCATATATTAATCTTATATTACATCTAACCATTAATAAACCTGATACTTTTTTGTTTAGACAAGATGATTATGTTTTATACAAAATTAAAAAAGATTGGAAAGCAAAAGAATTAGGTGATCTGGATGCACTAATAGATAAAGGTTATACATATATTGTTAACCATGAACCTTTATATTTAGGTAGAGTAAAAGATAGTACATCATATGGAGATTATTTCTCTTATGATACTACTTTTAATCTAGAAACATATGGTATAGATGATGATTTGAAGTTAAAAATAGGTGAAAGTATTGTAGATTATATAGATATTTTGCCCATATCAACTGTTAAATCAACAAAATTGTTAGGAGTTATAGATAAGGTAAAACCTAGATAGCTATAATACTACAATATATTTTAAAAATTGTGAGTCAAGGCTAGTTATTACGTAATATCATATTGTTATTTTTGTGAATAAAAAATAATAATAAAATGTTATATCAACTAGCCAACGGCCACACAATAGAAATATCCACAGAAGCATATTTAGATATGACTGATGAGGAATTGAGGGACCTTGAATGTCTTAGTCCTTCACAATTAATGGAAATAAATAATCCTTGGTATAAACCATTCTCCAGTAAAACAACAACTACAAAAAAAGATGTGGAAGATCCACATGCATTATTCAATGTTACTGATGAAGAAAAGTTACAAGACTATTATGACCATGAGAAAGAAGACATATAATAATTAACTAGAGTGTTTAAATAAAATTAAAAAAACCAATGAATTTTAAAAACAAGCCAGTTACTATTGTCAAAGATGACATGGGTAACGTAATTAGAGTATCTAAAAGAAATGCAGAATATGCTCACGTTAGATTAACACAAGAAAAGACCGTAATTAATAATGGTTGGATCAATGTAAAAACAGTTTCAACATTAATCCACGGTAAGACTGAAGAATTAATTGCTTCAGGTATTAAGAAGTATAAAAAATTACCAGGTAATATAGTTATACAAGAATCACTAGAAGGTGAGGAAAGAAATTTAAAGATGGCTGGTAAGACTGATGTAGTATGTTGTTTAGATGGACAACCAATATACAGAACTACTAAATATGATGCAACAGGAATGTTAGAAGATACTTTCATTGCACATAATAACGGTCAAGCAATTAAAGAAGCTAACGCAGCTAATGCATCAACGTTAGAAGACTTACAAAATGTTAAAGTTGCTGACACAGAAGAAACTGAAGAAGAGGTAGATGAAAATCAAATTGATTTAGAAGATGCCATTGCTGAAGTTGAAGCTGAAGCATTAGAAACTCCTGCTGATCCAGATGAAGATGAGCATGATGAGTTAACTGTTGAAGATACTATTGAAGCAGAAGTTGATGAAGAGGTTGAGGTAGAAGAAAATGTATTCACGCTGTAGGGTTTAGCTAACCTATAACATAGCTACTATAGGTTAAGGGTAATCAGTAATGGTTACCCTTTTCCTTTTTTATATCTAGTATTAATTAATTAAATAAAATAATAAAAATGGAAATGACAAAAGAACAGCTAGCAAAGCTGAACCAACAAAGATTAGTAAACAAATTAAGTTATCTAGGTATACTGAGTGAATATCAAACATTAACCAAAGATCTTACACAACAAATAGTATACAGCCAATTGTCACAAAGACAACACTTCCTCTTTAAAAGAGTGCTACACGGTTTAAATGTCTACACAGCAGAAGAATTGGAAAAAATGCACTGGGATAAAAAGAGAAGAATAAAGAGAGTATGGAGACGTTCACAGCAAGTTATAAATTCTTGGAAACAAGTTATATGTAACAAGAGAGCTAATGAAATCTTCAAATTATTTGATCACAGTCCTTTAGCTAAACATATTTTTAATGAAGATGTTAATCATACTGATGACAAGTTCATTAACAAGATGTCATTAAAACAATTAGATATAACATATGAAGATCTAATCATCAAGTTTATATCTGAAGGACTATTGCCTCAAAACTATTTAGCAGTTAGATGAAGGCAAAAAAGAAATTGTGTGTAGGCTGTAAGTCTGAGCAGTACATCTGGAAGAATCATTCTGGTAACCGTTATTGTAAGCCATGTTGGCATAGAATAAAGGACAAAGTAAACTCTATCAAACCTAAACCGGTGTTGAAAAAGAATACAAAACCAATAAAGAAAGTTTCTTCTAAGATGTCTGTTCAACTTACTATTTACACCAAGTTAAGAAGAGTATTCTTAGAGAAGAATCCATTGTGTCAAGCATCACTACACAACTGTAACCTACAATCTACTGATGTACATCATAAGAAAGGTAGAGGGAAATATTTAAATGACCCAACTACTTGGTTATCAGTGTGTAGGAGCTGTCACATGTGGATAGAGGAGCATCCTGTTGAAGCAACAGAGATGGGATTTACTGATAAATAAAATTATTATGACTAATAAAACAATTGAGGTTTGTAAAAACCTGTTAAGAACTATAGATAACCTAGAAGGGAATAGTACTACTGGAGACAGTATACTTAGAGATAACTCACCATGGTCAGCTGTAAGACCAACAAAGAGTGCATTAAGAAAGAAGTTAGAATATATAATGAAAAAAAATAATATAACATATGACCAAATTAGATAACGCAGCACAAGCATTTGTAAATCAAATAGAATATAAAGAAATACTTAACAAAGAAATAGGTGAAGCTAGAGAGTGGGAGAATGTAGATAAGTATTGTGGTGTAGATGCACACGCATTAATAAAAATGGATAAACAACTTCTTATTGAAGTATTAGTACATGCAATAGGAACTATAAGATATTTGAAGCATGGGAAGAAATGAAGTACAAGACAAAGCATTAGAGATTATATCTCAACATGACAGATGTGGTCTGGGTATATCTATGGGGGTTGGTAAGACAAGGATTGCATTGCAACATATGATGAATCACTATCATGCCTTCTCTTCATTCCTTGTAGTTGCACCTAAAAAAAGTATATTTGAATCATGGCGTTCTGAATGTATTGAACTTAACTGCACTCACTTGCTTGACCATATTAAGTTTACTACTTATCTTTCTCTTAATAAGCAGAATGCTAATGAGTATGATATAGTATACTTAGATGAGTGTCATAGTCTTCTTACCGGGCATAGAGATTTTCTTGATGCATACATGGGTAAGATACTGGGTTTAACCGGTACACCACCAGTGAGTGGAGAAAAGGAAGAAATGGTAAATAAATTCTGTCCTATTGTATATAACTTTGATGTAGATCAGGCAGCAGACAGTAACATTCTTAATGATTATAGGATCATTGTACATATGTTACCTCTCTCTAATTATAATAACCTTCCTAAGAAAAGAAAGGATGGTGGTACCTGGTATACGTCTGAAGTAAAAGACTATGAATATATGTCTGGTAGAATTGAAGACTCTCCGTTTGGTAAGCAAAAGCAATTAGCTGCCATAATGAGAATGAAATCAATGATGGAGTATCCAACCAAAGAGAAGTATACAAAGCAATTACTTAATATTATTAAGGATAAATGTATTATCTTTGCAAATACTCAGAAGCAAGCAGACAGAATCTGTAATTACAGTTATCATTCAAAGAATAAAAACAGTGATGACAATTTAAAATTATTTAGTGATGGGACAATTGACAAGCTTTCTTGTGTTCTTCAGCTTAGTGAAGGGGTTTCTATTCCTGGTTTACGTAGTGGTGTTATTATGCATGCATATGGTAACGAAAGGAAATCAGCACAAAGAATAGGCAGACTGCTAAGACTTAATCCTGATGAGACAGCAATGTGTCACATCTTGTGTTATAAGAATACCATTGATGAGCAATGGATCAAGAAAGCATTAGCTGAATTCTCTGATGATAAAATTAAATATTTTGAACCAACTAACAAACAATTAAACTATGGGTAGAATGAAAGAACTCTTCATGAAAATGCGTGAAGAAGAATATACAGGATGTCCAAAAGCATATGTACAAGCTTATGCAAGATCAATTCAAGATAAAGATACGTATGTACAAATACCGTGTCCTAATTGTAATGATAAAAAACTATTATATAATTCTCCTTCTGATATAGACTGTCAAAGTTGTGGACAAAAGTTTGTATTAGTGGATGTAAACACATTAAGATATGCCTAATTGGACAACAGAAATAGATGACCTAGAATTTGAGTGTACATATGACCCAGGTGAACCAGAGACTTATGATCATCCTGGCTCAAGCTTATCTGTAGAGATACACAAAGTATGGGCTACACTTGAAGACAAGAATGGTAATCCTATTACAGTAAATGTAATGGATATATTAGATGAAAACATTGATTATGATTCAATGATTGAAATTATTAAAGAGGAAATCAAGAATGATGAACCGGATCCTGACATGTACAGAGATGATTATTAAAATAATAATGAGTGATCCTGGTGATGAACAACCTGGAACTCACATAATTAAAACAACATGAAAGGATTATTTAATAGTATACTTATAAAAAAAGATGGGGAGTGGAAACATTCCCTGTCTATAAAGCAAACAGAGTATAATGATATGATGAATGCATTACCTGAAGGTACTAAAGTTAATATAACTATAGAAGTTCAAGGTAAAGATGCTACATATGCACAGATGAAAAGAATTCATGCTATGATTAGACAACTGGCAAGTGACACAGGCTCAGACTTTATCCATTTAAAAGAAGAAATAAAGGATAAAGCCGGCCTATGTATTGAAGGGAAGTGTAAGTCATTTGCAGATTGTGATACAGAAGAATTAAATGGAGCAATTCAAGCTGCTATATTACTAGGAGATTTTTGTGGATCTAACTTACGTTAATCCTTTTTCTTTTTCTTAGTAGTTTTCTTCTTCTTTTTATCTGCTTTTAGTTTAGCATTAATTTCTTTTTGATTTGCTATAACACGTTCAGCTATCTCATCATCTGTTAATGGATTGATCATATCTGGATTTTTAGACATCAAAGCACCCATAAATGCTTGTCTATCATATACTCTAGTCTTCTTTTGAAGACCTGCTTGTGCATTGAATTCATTTTGTAGATTCAATAAAACCCATATAACAACATCATAGTCTTTTACAAGAGAAGTATCTACATCTTTGTAGTCTGCTTTAATAAATTCTAATGCTCTTGTTGCTTCTAATGGATCAATTGATTCTAATATATACTCTAGAGATTTACCAATAGCTCTACTAAATGCACCTGAAATTTTAATGTCAACAGTATCTTCATCTGGTACTGCTGCAAAAACATCTTGAGGTAGTTGTTCAGAAAGATCAACCATCTCTTTTATTTTTTCCTGAAAGGATTTTAATTCTTTATCGTCACTCATAATATATTATTTTATGGTACAAATATAGGAAAAAATTCCAAACTAAATGCAATTAATTTTGTATATTTGCTAACCCAAAACAACCAATATGGACAATAGTATTTTGACACCAGAAATGGCTAAAGATGTAGCCAATTTTATAGAAACATTTGAGAACAAACACCAGTACCCTGTCAACATTCAAGTTGGTGGAGTTAAAAGCACAATATCTTATATAAATGATACTGAGAGACTGACTCTTAGAGACATTGAGTTATTGTTTATTCCTGCAATGCATACACATTGTGATTGTTTAATACAATTTAAAACATTACAAGGCATTAAAAGAAAGACAAAAGAAATAGTAGCTTGGAAACAATTGTTCGCTTATGTTGCTCACAAATATGGTTACAGTAAAATAGGTATAGGTAGATTCTTAAAACAAAATCACGCAACAGTTATTCATAGTATAAAAACTATAGAAAACTTTATTGAGATTGATGATTCAGAATTTAACTCAATGTTTAATCACTTTAAAAAATATATAAAAGAATATGTGGGAACTACTACAGGAGATGTTGATAGACAAATTAACACCAAATCAGCTATTGCTTCTTTATGCAGTTGATAATAGTACTAGTATTGAAACAATTAATCCTCATCTAGAAATAAGAGGATTGGTTGAACAAAAATATGTGAACTATGAAAAGGGTAAGTCTGTTGACATCACCAAAAAAGGTAGAGACATCATAATAAAATATGATGCATACTTTACTAAAGCTAAAAAGAAAACTAATATCCAT